CTACAACAAAGAGGTTAGTTACCGTGTCCCATCTTTGACAATGCTTTCGCTGTTGCGTCTGTGCCATTAATATTGTAGTCACCTACATTCATTTGATTGCTGCTAACAGTTGTTGAATTATCTGTCGTAGTTACAATATTATTAAATGCTGCTGCTTGATTATCTTCTCTTTCATTCATCTCTCTCTGTATATCATCTAAAACACTAGCGATTTTATTTTGATTTTCAATCTGTATTTTGAGCATTTCATCAGATAAAGGTACTTGACCTTCAAGACTTAAACTAGCAGCAAATTGTTTTTCTAATTTTTCTTGTTGAGCCTTTAATTCTTCATCAGACATATTTTCTATATTAGGTGTTCCGAATGTTTCTCCTGGTGTCTTTACATCTATCGTAGAACCGATGTCTGATTCATTACCTTGCGTGTATTCTGAGAACACTCTGTTAAATGCTTCACCAGGACTTTCTCCACCTGGTAACATGGCAGAAGCTGCAGCCGCACCTCCAGCAGCAAGACCTTTAAATATATTTGCCATACTAGTAAACTTTTCTTTTATTGCTGAAGTATCAAATGTAAATAAATCTTTCACATAATCTATTGCTGATTTGACTGCACCGATAATTAGTTCACCAAAACTAAAAGTTCTTAGTTCATCATCTTCTATATCATCTTCACCACCAAAACCAAATAAACCTTTTAAAAAGTTGATTGCTAAATTAGGACCTAAGAGTAATATATCAATTAATTTTGTTGCAAGACCACCTGCTGTTGCATCCTCTTCACTAAATGAAAATAAATCTGTTAGAAACTCAAATGGTAATGCTAATTTACCTTTAATCCAATCTATAATACCTGTAGCACCTTCTAGTAAGAATGTGCCTGTTTCACTAAACCATGTTGTAACACCTTCAAATGCTGCCATGGTTTTTTGTACAACATAATCACTTACACCTGTAACTCCCTCTACTACAAAATCTTTTGCGTCCATGAAGAAACCTGTTACACCTTGCCACATCTCATTTAATTTGCCTAATACATATGCACCAGCACTATCGTAAGGTTCAAAGTTTACACCAAACATTTCTAAAACATTTGTAACTAAAGTATTACCAATATTTAATATAAAATTTGCAAAGTCTGTGAAAATACCACCTAATGCTGTAAGTCTATCTAGTATTGTGGCGTCTGAACCATCTGGATTTGTGCCGCCAAATATTGTTATTACTTTCTCTTTGATACCTGAGAATAAGTTTGAAGCAGCGTCAAGAAAACCTTTAAATGTATCAATTAAATTTGGTAATATATTTTCTTTGATTGCCTTTAATACAGGTGCGATAATAGGAACTAATTTATCACCAAACTTTATAAGTGCTGCTAAACCACCTAATAGTAACGCAAGACCTAGTTTAGGTCCTACTGGAGGTATTTTAAAGTTCTTTAAAAAACCAAACTTATCATTACCTTGACTATCAGTTTCTTCTACTTCAGGTGCTACATCAGCAGCTGCAATACCTTGATCTCTCATATCTGGTGATACAGCCTGAATCAAATCAGAAAAACCATTGTATGATAGTTCTACTAAATCATTGATACCATCTCGTATATCTTCAAATATTGCACGAATAGAATCCATAGGACTCATAGGTTGTAAATCGTTACCTTGACTATCAGCTTCCATAGGAACAGAACTCTCATATGGTACAAGTGCTGTTGATGGTGTTTCTATATCTGGTACAGTTAGTGCGCCTAACATCTATTTTTTTCCTTTACTTGTTCCTGCATATAAACCAAACCAAGCTGCACCAGCACCAACAACAATTGATACTAATCCAGATTGTGCCATAGTTGGATCATCTAATCCCATAAACCATATTGTTACTTTGTACAGTAGATAGATGTAAGTTGAAATGAATACTCTAGGAAATATTCGCCATTGGTCTACTGCTCTAGCAAGGTCTATCAAACCTTGATATCTATTCTTACTAGAATCGACAGTAGATGTATCTATCTCTAACTCTAGATTTACTTTTTTAGTTTCGGTCATCTTCTTCTATTTGCTTCTCTCTCTTTTTGTTTTTCGTTTTGCTCTTTTATCCATGTTATCAACATATCAACATATATGTCCCTTTCCCACGGTATCATATTCTCTATTTCACTCAAAGAATATTTATGATGTTGCATTAGAGAAAAATTTGTTGCAAAGTAATTCTCTAAGTTATTGTGTGAAAGGGCTATGCGAAAAAATCGTTTAGTCCATTCAATGTTACATCACTACTCTTTTTCGTTTTAGGATTCTTTACCTTTACAGTATGTTTCAACTTAGGCATAGTATCAAAAAACGCTTGTACTTGTTTAAATTGATTTGTATTCATTGATTCAATGAACTCAGTCAATTCTTTTTTAGTTTGATCTTTTGCTTGATAAACTTTTTCACCATTGTTTTCATATATTTGTAAAACACAACTACTAATAACTTCTAACATATTTTCAGCATTGATATTTTTTATACCAGAATCTTGAAAAGAATCAATAGTAGGATATGTCATAATCATTCCCATACTATCTGTTAGTTCAATTTTATTAGTATGATCGTTTCCGACTTGAACTTCTACCTCTGTCAAATCTAATTCAACATCAGCATAAGTTTTTTTATCATCAGGACAAAGTAACTTTAGTTTAGATACCTCGCCTACTGACTTTGCTCTTATGTTTAAAAATATATACTCTACATCAAACATAGGCATACTTGATATGTCTAGTTTGTTAAAAGTACATTCTGAAACAATGTCTTTTACTGCATTAACAATTTGAGCATTGTCTTTACTCTCCATTGCTATCATCAGTATTTTTTCTTCTTTAACCAAAAACGGACGATATTTTATTTTCTCATCTGTACTTGGCACTTCCAACTCATATGTTGGAGTGTTCAGTTTTGGTAACGCCATAATTTAATCTCCTTTATTATATAAAATTATGTAAATGGTGGGAATAATCTTCCCCTAAACAGTCTTCCTATAGGAACCTGTCGTTTAGCAGAATTAAATACTTCTCTGCCTGCTCTTTGTAATTCGATAGGTAATTTACCGAACAAACCTGTATCTGGACTTTTAACATCATGAATAGTTTGCATAGAATTACCAAAGGTCATTCCTGCAACGTGGTCAGTTGTAAGATTATACCATTGTTTGTATGCAAATCCTACATTTATTTTTACTAACTGATTTGAAGCACCATAGTTATATTCTACAGCACTCAATGTTTGAGGAAATACTTGTATTGCTTCGATACCATATGTCGGTACATCTCTATCGCCTTCTCCATCTAATGATCCCAATTGATAAATTTGCATTTTACCTGTATAATCATCATAGTATTTTGCCTCATTTGTTAGATTATTATGTGCCATCTTTTGCCATATTTCTATAATCTGTCTTTCTCTTAAAAATTTGTCTGCATAGAAAGAAGCGTTAATTGTTCCTGCATACGCATGACCTGTGACCATATCTATTTCTGGTTCGTTGCCAAACTGTTTCTTTTGTGTAACTAAATCTTTACCTGGCATTGATACACTATCACAATGTATATTTAATTGTTGTCCCATTTGCACTGCCAGTTGTTGCATTGTAGAAGCGTCAGGATTGACTGCTTGAGCACCACCTGATTCACCAGGTGCTGTTGTTTTGTTTGTTCTTAATCCTGCAGCCTCAGATAAATTTGCTGGAAAGAATATCTTAACAGCAAATCTAGCAGGTCGAGCATATCCCTCTGCTCGTGCCATCATAGCACGAAAACGACCGATGGTGTTTTCTGTGTTTGCCCTTTGTTTTAATCTAGGATCTCTATCAACATTGTCAAGACTTTTGTCTCTAGGAAATCCTACTCTTATATCAAAAGGTCCTACTCGTTTGCCTGCTCTAAAAATTGCCATTACTTTCCTTGTCCGTTATATGCTTTGTAAGTTCTTCTTTTATGTTTATTCATAGATGAAGTTTTAACCTTACCTCTACCAATAGTAGTTCTCTTAGGTGCATTTTCACGATATACATTTTCAGTTTGTTTCGCTCTTGCCATTAGTATGGTTGTCCTTTCTCAAATCTTGCGACTGGTAAAAATATTGCGATTGCCATTTCATCTGCTGGTATATTTAAAAATGATGTTCTTACTTGACTAAACAAATATCTCTTGATAGTTTTCTTAAAATATCTACCTGATAATTCACCAATATTATATCTTGTATTTTTGTCATAATTCTTATCTGTGGCAAATCTTGACAGTTGTCTTAAAAAATTAACTCTTGCACCAGGTTGTAAGTAGTGAAAGTTGATACCATAGAAACCGCCTTTTGCAGGTTCAATAGGAAAGATCAAAGGAAATCTATCATATAAAGGTAAGAACTGTTTTAGTTTAGGGTCATAACCAAAAAGATTCATTACGCCATACTTTGGTCTTATTGTTGCTTTTCCTTGATTTATCAATGCACGAGCACCAGGTGTGGTCATTGACTGCACCTGTTTTTTGTACCAGTCATATGATTTAGGACCTGTTGTTGTGTCTAGTATCTTATCAAATACTGTCTTTGCCATACTACTATTTATATGGGTTTATAGATAGTAATTAACTCTTCCTTACCTTTGACTTTGATTTTATCTACTTCAACTGACTTAATATTCTTTAGTTTTTCTTGTGTAAATGACGGATATAATAGAGGTGTTACTTTACCATTTTCGTCTTTATAGTTTCTTGTCGCTGCTTCTAATCTTGCAGCTAAATTTACTGCGTCACCGATCACAGAATAATCTAATCGCATTTCACTACCCATGTTACCTACAATACAAGTACCAGTATTGACACCTGAACCTATATTGATATCAGGTAAACCTTTTTCTTTAAATTCTGTTTTGATTTTATCTGTTTCTTCGGCACATTCGATAGCAGTTTTGACTGCCATCTCAGCATGATTTTCACAATCAAGTGGTGCATTCCAGAATGCCATAATACAATCACCCATATACTTGTCTATTGTGCCACCATTCTTTAATACTATTTTTGACATACGATTTAGATAGTCATTGATAACTTCTACAAGACCTTCAGGATCGTCATTGTTTTTATAGTGCTCTGATATCGGTGTAAAACCTACAATATCCATGAACAAGAATGACATCTCTTTTCTTTCGCCACCTAATTTTAGTTTCTCTGGATTCTTCACTAAGATTGCAACTTGTCTAGGGTCTAGATATTTCTCAAACTGTTTTCGTATTTGTTGTTTTAGTTTAAACTCTAATATAAATCTTAAAAATGTAGAATGAAAAGCAACTAATAAAAATGTTAGTAATACCCATGTAAAATCTATCAATACTAAATTTTGTTTAAAAAATAAATCTGTATAAACTGGTAAGCCAATTGATACAAAAAAGATAACAGCAGCTATCAAACCATAACCAAAGTATCTTGCAACAATAATCATAACAAAACCTAATACAAATGCAATAATTAATTCTATAAGTGAATCAAATCTTTTGATAGTCTCACCATCTAATATTGTTTGTAGTGAATTAGCAGATATGACATAATCATATTGTTCACCTGTTGGTGTCGCAACTATACTAGATAATCCCTCTGCTGTCAAGGCAATAATTACAGTAGTTCCTGCAGCTTCAGAAAAGTCTTGACTAGCAGCAGATATTGTGTTAAACTCTTTGTTCCACCTTAACCATATTCTTGCGTTTGCGTCTGTATTAATAGTATCATAACCTGGCACTCTCATAGCAGTTACACCAAACTCATCTGCTTTTACTTGATAACTAGGATCACCTACTGCAACTCTGATAGTTTCAATTGACATATTAGGATAAACTTCATCACCTATCTTCATTAATAAAGGCACTCGTCTTACAACACCATCAACTTCAGGTGCTGTATTAATTACACCTACACCATTTGTACAGCCTGCAAGTTTTGGTAATGGGCCCACCATACCAGGCCACTCATATAAAAATGCAAGTGGATCACCTATCTTTGCAACACCTCTAGGCACAGGATTAGATGTTCTATTTTGTACTGTGCCAGTTTGTGCTATAACCGTGCCGTATGTTAGTGTCTCACAAAAATAATCATCTTGACCAAATCTATCTTCTTCACTAAACAATATGGGCATAACAATAATACCTGTCTCTGCTTGTCGTAAGTTTATAATTAAGTCTGCTATTTTATCTCTAGGCCAAGGCCATTGACCATACTTTTCTATTGCAGCTTCGTCTATTGTTATGATTGTAATATCTTGTGAAGGCGACTTATCTTCATTTGCTAAAAGAATATCAAATGATTTTAATCTTAAAACTTCTTTGACCCATGGATCTTGTAGACCAATATAAGTCATAATAAACAGCGTGATGAACGCTGTCATCCAGTGTGTAAAATATTTCATACTAATTTTGATTAATTGTCATACTGCAAGAAGTATGACCGCACCAGAAAGAGCCACTATAACTTTTATTATTACCTGTTTGATTGAAATACATTGATGAACCATCACTTGTTCTACCATCAACATCAATATCAAGTGTATTGTTATTACCTATTTGATCGATATCAATAATAAAATTATCCATACTTATGATATCAAAATCAATATCATTATCTTGACCATCTTGAACAGAATTAAATGTGCCACCATCTGTTTGATTATCAATTGTAAAATTTAAATCATTACCTTCAGCATATACACTTACGAATAAAACAACAACTAATATGAATATTAGTATTATATTTTCTTTAATTATTCTAATTATATTGTTGAATATTGATCTCATTTTCTTGTCCTAATAGTTCAAAATCATACATTTCAAACTCTCCTTGTATTATATTTAGTATATATCCATACTCTTGATCTAATCTTAACTCAATATATGCACCTGAAGCGTCCTCTCTTATCCATACCCATTGTGGTTCCTCATCTAATATAATGACACCTGTTTCAGGATTCTTACCTAAAAATATACCATCTATTGACCCTCTTTCGTCTTGTTTATCAAACTCATTTCTCATTTGTTCTGCAAGTTCTTCATTGATTTGTTTGAGTATGTCTGCCAAAAAGTTTTGTTGTAAAAAATCTATATCTAAACCTGTTACATATAAGTTTTCCTCTTCTTCAAGATAATCTTTATCTAAATCATCAATCTGTAAAAAGTCTATATCTAATGCGTCTGCAACTGCTTTAATTTTTTTCACATAGTTTTCATCTTCTATCTCTTTTGGTTTAGATATAATAAGCATATTGTTTATCATGTCTATTTCTAAATCTAATTTTACAGGTGGTGAGGGTGGACTTTCTGGCACAGTAACCTGTGTAGCTTGAAATGCTTGATTTAAAATCACCTGACCAGCTGCACTCTCAACACTTATCTCACCTACAAAACAATTGCCTTGTACATCACAACTTGGTAATAATATAATAGTAGAACCACCTAGTTCATCTATTGTCATAGAAAAATCTGTGCCACGAACACCAATTGTTGCAGTAGGTGTTGTTAT